GCCCTCCAGGAACTGGAGTGCGCCCGGCAGGTCCCCGGTCCCGACAAGGTTGAAGACGTTGGCGTCCTTCGGCAGCCCGCCCCAGACCTTCTTGGGGCCCTTCTCCAACTGCGACGTCTTCGCCCCGACCACGATCGTGACCGGCGCGGCGTGGTAGTTGATGATGTCAGCGACGTCGGTCGAGACCTCGTTGTAGGTCCGGTTGAGGCTGACGATGTCGTGGCAGTCGGCCAGCCCCCACGGGCTCCCGGACACCGGGTAGTTGGGGATGTGCACGATGGGGATGGACCCCAGCGGGTTCTCCCGGGAGTCGATCAACTCGTCGTTGATGTACTCCTCGATCATGTCGTCGGTGATGATCTCGGTGTAGGTCATCACCTGCCGGGTGCCCTCCAAGGAGGTGGCCCAGAACCGGTACTTCAACTTGAAGCGGAGCAGTCGGCTGCGGTCGTGCGGGTGGAACTCCGGGAAGCAGAACGACGCGTTGAGCGGGAGGATCCGCACCCGGCCGGGGTGGAAGTTGCCGGCTGAGTCGACCCAGGCGTCCTCGTACGCGACCTTCACGAACAGGTCCCCGGACACCCCACCCTGCTGGCCGATCTCCAGCAGCACCTTCTGCTTGTCGTTGTCCACCTCCCAGACCCGCTTGAGCAGCGCCGGCACGATGTGCTCGGTTGCCTTGGGGCTGCGGAACTGCACGCCTCGGCCGAAGGTGAACCGGGAGATGTAGTCGGTGAAGGCCCGGTAGTAGTTGAACGTGAGTTGGGGCTCACCGGTCTCGCGTCGGTGCGACCAGTGGTGACCCAGGTACATCGCCCAGTTGAGGCTGTAGCGGTTCAGCCTCGGTCCGTGGACCTCGAACTCCTCGTCGGCGAGTTCCACCAGCCCCAGAGGGGAGATGCTGATCGTCAGGTCGGACGACGCGGCTCGATACGACGGAGGCGAGAAGTCAACGGACATGCGGGGTAGTCACCTCCTCAGTCCTTGTCCTTCTTCTCCGGCTTGCGTCCCCGCCCCGCGTGGCGCGTGTCCTCCTTGACCGAGGACACGAACCGCCCACCGCGCTGGACGTACTCCTTGTGCACCCAGTGGCTCGCTGCCGGCGAAGGGTACACGCGGAACCGATGCCGAGCCTGGGAGACCAGCATGTCCCACAGACGCCGGTTCTGCGGCACCTGCTGATGCGCCATCAGCGGCGGCCCGACTTCTTCCACGGCGGCGGTGGGCCGTCGTCCGGCTGCACGGGCGGAGGCAGTGTCGGCTTGCGCACCGGGCGGGGCACAGAGGCGCCCACACCCTTCCACGCGCCGTAGCCGCGTCCGAAGTGCGACACCCTGCGGTCGGTGAAGTCCGGGCCGAAGGGGTACAGGGGTCCCGGCCCGTTCATGTCAGTCGTCTACGGTCGCGGGGTTGATCCGCTGCTGGCGCGCGCCGTTGCGGATGACCTCCTCGTACCGCACCTCGGCGTAGTCCGAGAACGACCCGCGCGCGAACTCGCCGAGGTAGGTGGGCGCCTCGACCCAGGCAGCGGACCCGACGTGGGCGCGCTCCTTCATGGTCTCCTCGGGCCACTTCTCGAACACGTTCGCGTTGTGGTTCGGACGCCCGGGCGGGGTGATGTACCCCTGCATCGCGCCCGTCTGGAAGTCGTTGGGGACGTCGGTGTCGGTGGCGACGCCCTCCTCGAACCGCAGCGGGCCACGGTTGCCCGTGAGCGCCGGAGAGAACTTGCGCTCGTAGTTCTGCGGGGTGCGCTCCGGGAACTGGGGAGCGGGCCCGATGGTGGGAGTGCTCATGCCGAGGGCTCCTTCGTCTGTGACCGGCCGGTCTGGTCTCAGTGTCGTGCCGTGGCGAGGGCTACGTCAGCCCCAACTACAGTCCGTTCCGCCGACGTTCGGCGGCACGACGAGCCTCCGCCTCCGCGTCCCCGGGCGCCTGTACGCCCGGTGCGCCCCGGCGCATGACAGACAAGATGGCACCGTTGGCCGCGACCGGGACACGCCGGATCAGTCCGGGGTGGAACTGGGAGGACAGGACGTAGACGTCCGCATCCGGACGGGAGTTGCTCGGCAGCCGGTTTCCCAGCATGACGGTCTCAGTGATCTGGTCCAGCGACATGCGGCGCTGCGCAGCGCGTTCGCGCGCATGGCGCGTCATGCGCTGAGCGACCTCGGCCTTCTGCTGCTGCGAAACCCGACGCTGCTCCACCCTGCCAGTGTGGCGAAGCGGGTGGCTGCGTGTCCGGTGCTACTGGCTCCACTCCGCGTAGGGGAGGCCACAGGTCTGGCAACGCGCGTACCGATCGAGGTCCGCCGGCCAGTCGTGCTCGCAAGTACGGGCGAGTGCGGCCAGGGCGATCTCCCGGTCACGCGGCCCCACGTCGAGGTCCATTGCGTCGAACAGTGCCATCTGCTCCCAGAGTGTCATGGCACAACACTACGCTCCACTACGCTCCACGTCGAGCGGTGTAGAACGGGTTGTCGCTGACCTGGACGGTCGGCATGACCAAGTCCTGGGTGAGGGACACGGCGAGCGCCAGCGAGTCCGGGAAGTCGTCGTGCGCGCCGGCCTCATCCGGGGCGGCGACGGTGAACTCGCGCCCCTTGTACTGCTTCTCGGCGTCGAGCATCTGCTGCGCGAACCGTCGCCACACCCGGAGCCGCCGGGTCTTGGCGTGCGCCGGCCACCCGATCAGCCGACGCTGGATCAGCGCCTGGAGGTGGGTCCACCGCTTGGTCTGCTCCGACTGCGAGGACGTGACCGGGATGACCTCCGCCTTCGGAAGCAGCCGGTCCAGCCGCTGGGCCACTGCGTCCCCAACGCCGTTGGCGTCCACGGCGATGGCGAGCACGTCGTAGTTGTCCAGGAACGCCACGACCTGGTGGTACTGCTCCTCCCAGTCGTCGCCCTGGATCTCCAGCCAGTTGAGGATCCGGTGGTCGTAGTAGCCGAACTCGTCCGGACGGTCCCAGTCCACCCAGACCACGGTGACCACGGTGGAGTCGTGCTTGCGGGCGGGGTCGATGCCGACCACGACCGGACTGCGGTGCCAGTTGCGCACGACCTCCATGGAGGTGTCGCCCAACTCGTCCAGCACCGTCTCGGTGATGAACATCCCGCGGTCCAGCATCCAGCGGTTCCCGTACGACATCTGGAACTCGTCGGAGTCCTCGCCGATGCGGAGCATCTCCTTGCGGATGAACGTCGCGTAGTTCTTGTTGACCTTCGCGACCTCCTTCCAGTCCCACTGGAAGTGGTGCTGGCGGGATCCGCGCGTGGTCTGCCGGCGCTTGTTCAACTGGATGCTGCGGTAGAAGTTGTTCTTGGTGGTGGTCGGGGTCCCCGTCTTCACGATCGTGCCGCCCGTGTACGCGGCCATCGGGGAGATCGACTTGGCCACGACGTGGTCGTCCGCGTCCTGGCATTCATCGATGATGATCATGTGGAAGGTCTTCGACTCGATCTTCGCCCGAGGGTTGGCGGTCATCATCGTGACCATCGACCCGGACTTGGCCAACTTGATCGTCTTGGTCACGCCACCGTCTCGGGCCGGCTTGTCATCGATCTCCGGGTCGCCCATGATCTCGATCGCCCGGGGACTGGTGAGCCGGGTGACCGTGCGCTTGAACAGCGTCTCGACCTGCAACTCGATCGGCGCGAACATCCCGACCCAGAAGCCGTCCTTGAACTTGCCGAGCAGGTCCGGGTACATCTTCGCCAGACGGGGCAACAGGATCATCAGAGCGGCAGTGACGTCGGCGAGCGTCTCGGACTTGCCGGACTGCCGGGCTGCCAGTGCCGTGACCTCCTCGCCGTCTCCGATGAGGACGCTCTCGATGATGCGCTTGGCGAAGGGCCGCTGGTAGGGGTGAAGGCTGTGCCCGACGAGCACGTCCTGGAAGGTGAGGATCCGCTCGGTCAGCCAGGCCACGAACTCCTTGCTCAGCGCGTCCTCGGGCTCCGGCGGCGCGTCGAAGACGTCCTCGGGCTCGAAGTCCAGCGGCTCGAAGCGCGCCTCGTCAACGTCGGTCGGCACGACGATGCAACTCCTCCACGACCGCCTGGAGGGCGTCCGCCCCCACCCGCGCC